ATTAGCAGGGTCGCCGTCACTTAAAGCAATCGTTCCAGCGTCAAAGTTACTTATCGACAGCTCATCATTCAATCTCCTAAAGTTCTCATTAAGAAACGCAGCCTGAGACGCCCTATCTTGGTCTGCAGAGATAAATATAGGTGTGCTGTTAGCAGCCACTAGATAGGTCTCCTTAGTCTTGTGTAAGTTGCGAACCCTAGAAAATCGACAGGGTTATCTACACCGTGTTGAACTATTCTAATCTGATGGCTTCTTGCTTGACCTGATACTGGTATCCTTTCGGGTTGGATAGCATCGCCACCCCAGGTGAATGAACCCCATGTGTCTGTCCCCCATACAGCACCGTTAACACCTAAGTAAACTAAGTTGCTCTCAGGTTTATTACGGCTGTTGGTATCTATTTGAACATCTACATAGTAAGGTCCAGTACCCTCCCTAAAGAATGGGTATAACCTCTTCAGTCGGTGTTTACGAGACGGATGTTTGAACGAGAAGTATTTAGTATGATAGTCAAATAGGATAGGTGAGCCAATATCCGAGGTAGCAGTTGAAGATTCCCCATAATATAAAGCCCCCACAAGCGAGCTACCATGCACAAGGACTTGTTTATCGGTTTGAGAGTTAAAGACGGCTACACGCCCCGCATACAGCCCCGTATCCATCATCCACTGTTGGTGCGATAGGTCATAAATCAGGCAGTTTTGTGCTGTTGATTGTCCACCCGGTATGTAGTATAGTCTCAATTTGCCCTCGTGAACTACCAGTTGGGTTTTAGTCAAATCAGCACAGTCCTCTAGTTCTCGTTCAACCTTTAACCCCAGCGCCTTGTCCGTTCCACCGTTATAAGCATAGACCTCAAAGTTATCCGACACGAAGTAGATGAAGTTCTCATCTACACATGAAGCATATATACCAGTACAACCTTTACCAGCGGGACTCATCTTTAATTGCATATTCTTGATATTATCACCATAAAAGAGCCATTTTTGACCCCGGTTAAATAAGACCAACATATCCTGAAACGGTGTCATCGAAAACACTTCATCGGTTGTTTTTGGACCCGGTATATACCAATAATCAGTGGCGGTAAATAATTCAAGATTAGACGTACTTGACCAGATTAACTTGTTATCCGCACCCAATATGAATATCCTATTCTTGTGCAGGGTTATATCCACCCCAACGTGAGGTGAACCACCCATACTAGCAAATGCTGAGCCGTTCCATTTCTTAGGTACGTCATATCCATTAACTATATATACGATGTCGTCTGCCGTTACGAACCTGTAATCCGTGGCAGAAGCACTTAGCCCTGTGCCTATCTCCGTAGTTACGCCAGTAGAATCATTGACTGAGTATAAGCTGGTTCCTGCTACGAACAGAGTAACTGGTGTCGTAGTGGTTCGGTAGTATCTGTGAACACCTAACACGTCACTGTTAGTAGAAACGTACACATAATAGTTAAGTGCGTAAGTAGTAGCAGCCCATGTATTTCCCCCGTCAGTTGAGGTAAGAGCCGTTGTAGCGTTAGTTGTGCTGGAAACCTTATAATCGCCAGTACCCTCTGACTGTTGGGATACTACTATCCAATAAGTCGTTGCTAAAGCCACGACAGGAGCTTCAATAAAATTAAACTCTTCGTAAGTATAAGTTTCCGCTATCTCACTACTAAGAATAGAACTCGTGGCTAATAGTGCACCAGGTTCACTAGAGACGTTAGTATAGATTTGAACTATAATTGGTCCAGTACCGCTATTGTCGTTCTTGAGTTGTAACTTTAGTTTGGTTAATCTGCCAGCAGCACTCACTGTAAATGGTTGAGCAAACTTAGTAACAAGGTCAATAGTTTGGTCGGCATCAGTAGCTGTTGTTTCATGTCCTCTATCAGTTTCACCCAACGGTACTGAGTAGTCGGCTGTACCTGGTCGCTTAGAGATAGCCACACGTGATTCTAAGGCATCTTGTTGGAATACCCTAAAGTTCCTGGCATACGGGCTGTCCGTATCGTTAAGTAGTTCGTCTGGAGCATACAGGTTAAGACCGCCGGGGGTGAAATAATTATTCTCGTCCAAGTCATTACTGGAGGTTTTTATGAAGGTTCGTCTTGGACCATAAGCTGAAGTCCTTGCCATTTTTAGAACCTCCTAGTGCGAGTAGTTCTGTTGGGTTGGCGCATGATGTGCGGAAAACCCGCCTGACGTTTGTAGCGCTCATCCATCTTATCGGCTAATTCATCTATCTGCGACTGGATAACCTGAGACAAGTCAAAGTCGTCGTTATGTTCTAGGGCACGCTTATAAGCTCCCAGAACCAGTATTTCACTAAAGGCTTCTGGGATTTCCGGGACAGAGGCATCACCAGTTAATTCGTCTGCGTTTTTAACGTATTTAAGTTTGAGGGCATACTCTGCGTTCGCCAGGGGATAAACATAGATAGTATTATTGAAAATCCGCCATGCGCTTGGAGCCGTAGAACCTACGTTATTGATATTCGGTACAGCTCTGTCAAAGTCTTCGTATTCCATGTAATCCAACATTATGGCGTTGCCGACTGGTGTATAAACTCTCAAGTGTAGTGGTACAGCCATATCCGTTGGTTGACCGGATATCGTATCGGACCCTATGACCGTAGTTACATCTGCCTCTCTTTCCATAAATGTAAACCTACGAGAGTTCAGAATATCTCGCTGTGCATCGTTGATAAATTGATTTAGTTTAGCGGAACCGAAGCCAGTATCATCTAATCTTTGTTCTACTCGTGTTCTAACTGTGCCCAAATTATATGTCATACTGTTATTATCAACCATAAAATTATTATCTGCAAATAATGGAGTATATTATACTAACACTTCTTGCGTTTACGTCCCATGATAACTCCTTTATTGAAGGGCTATAAACTCGACTCCATTGTCAATACTCAGACCTATAAAAACATATTCCCTTTAACCTGTTTTGAAGTGTTGAGGGAGTCAACTTTTTCTAAGGTTATTGTCCAGTTGGTCTTTGCAGTGATTGTTTGCTTGGTTATATAGGGTTTATAGCCAGACTTTGTAATCGTAATTGTAAATGGGTTTTTATCAGTCTTAATTGAAGTGAAAGTATCTCCTCCGTAGGTAAAAATTGCTCGTAGAAGTTTTTGCTCACTAATTACTCCAGATGCGTCCGTAGTCTCTGTAAAATTAGTATCCCCGTCAGCATTCTTGCAAGTGATTGTCGCTCCACTTATGGGATTGTTATTTGCGTCAAGAACCTTAATCAAAAGCGACTGGTAAATATCATAGGAGTTACCATAAGCACCCGACGCACTCCACCAGATAACTGGGTCAGTCCTTGCCCCTTTTGCGAAGTTACTATCAAGTAGGTTGAGATGGTCGGCACAAGCATAATGAGCACGAATATCATAGGACCCAGTTGAAGTGAACTCCCGCATAAAGGCAGTTGAACTAAAATTAGCCACATTCGGCATAAAGTACATCCCCATACATCTTAAATGAATGTTACCAGCTTGAGGTGAGGTTGTAATGCCATATGTTCCACTTGCTAGAATCTTTAAATCTGTGATATTTGCCGCTACGCCATTTTGTACATTACCAGATAAAAATGTATTACTGCCACCATCTATAAAACCAGATGTGATATTGAAATAATTATCCCACCCCCAAAGGTAATATTCATACGGCAACCCTGTTTGCGATTGAGCTCTAAACACACAATTTGTATAAGTAGCGTTTTTCAGCTCGTGTCTGTTTGACCAGCCAATTGTATCTATTAAACAGTTGGAGTAAGACATCGTAAACGAGGTTGAGTTATTAACAAACACACCCTTGACAGGTAAAAAGTGTATCCCTAAAGCCGTCCACGAACCAGTTGCCCCTGATGCGATTGTCCAGTTACTCTTTAAGCCAAAGTGGTTTCTACCGTAAGACACATAATCACTTGCCCCAGCACTAACCATTGCATTATATAAATCTTTATGGGTAATCGTTCCGAGAGTTCCACTAAGTAGTAAATACCCGACACCAAGTTCTTTGTTAAAATTAAAAGGTAAATCATAGGCAGAGGCAAAAGTGTCCATTGAATAACCAGCGAATAAACTATTATCAGTTACCGTTAGTGAATTAGTCGTTGTGCTTGACCCTCCTGTTGTGCCAATTTTACCTTGTTTGTTACCAGTAGCTACATTTCTCCACCTACTGTCGCCCGTTGCTGCCTCTGTAATATATACATTATAGGCGGCAGCTCCAGCTACAGCGTCCCAAGTAAATTCTATGGTCTGATTGCCTGCGGTTGTGGTTACGCTTATTTCCTCACTCGGTGCTGACCGTCTCATATTGTAAGCAGAGTCATAATAAGTATTAGATGACATTGCACAAACTCTGATATACCAAGTCGTTACAGGCACGCTCCCACCTGCCGTTGCTGTTGCCACAACATTAGTCGGAGCATCTAATGGCGGATACCAAGTAATAGCCATTTATAGACCCAATTCTTCTTTTAATTCTTTTATTCTATCTTCTCTCTGATAATGCGGGTGGAATGCTTTTGCCCATTCAATCAGTTCTTTATCTGTCGGGGCTTTTTCAGCTTCTAACATCGCCAGTTCTGCTTTTAGCGGTCTTGCGTCAATAACCTGAGTATAGGTTTTAGTAATAGTATCTTTGGTTCGTGAAATTTCCATTATGCCTCCTCATAACTTACATTAACTATTTTGCCCGCACTACCGCAATAGAGGTAAAGCGAGTTATCTGCTCCCATTTCTTTTACAAAAGTCCTACCAGCAGGGATAATAAAGCCGCCAGTCGTGCCAGTGGTTAAGCGACAGTAAATATCCGTATCTGAAGCGTTGTAGATGAATAATTGATATTGATTAGTCGGCGGTGAAGCTGGACAAGCATAGGCGGTTGAAGCGTCAGTCAAAGTGAGGGTCGTGTCGGTAGCTGTGCCTTGATAGGGCAGTAGCTTTTCTAAAGTATCTTCTGTGGCTAATGCCGAAGTATCAATATTGACATCGCCTGTAATTGTTACTGATGTGTCTTGTATATCAACAGGAATAGCCCCAGCCTCGGTTAGCTTAACTTGTGTCGCCGCACCTTGAGTATCCGAGTATGGCAGTACATAGTTCGGGATTGGGAAGGATAATGAGTTAATTGCCTTAGCGACAGTCGTCAATTTATCGAGTACCTTCTTGTCATCCCGTTCGGGGATGTTTATTTTGATGCTTTTAACGGCCCTGACCACATCTTTTAGCTGATTTTCTAATGTCGCAAAATCTGTACTAACAGAGACGTCGGCTGGCTTGACGGTGATATTCGGTTTTAGCTCTGATTTAATATTCTTAAATGATTTTACCACCTCGTCAAGTTTGGCTTCCAGGCTGGTGAAGTCGGACTGAACCTGAACGTCAGAGGCCTTGACCTCGATGTTGGGCTCAAAGTTTACCTTGATAGCCTTAACGGCCGAGATGACGGCGTCCAGCTTGTCGTTGTAGTCCTGTAGGTTATTGACGGAAAAGTCCTTGGGGAAGACTACTTTGTCGGGCTTAGGTATATCCGGCAGGTTGGTCACCTTGACGTCAGTTGATTTTTGTTTTATAGCCTTAACAATCGAAGCGCTGTTGCTGTCGAGCGTCTTCAGCATGGTGCCGAACTCGTCCGTATGGGACTGTTTTTCGGATTGCTTCTCTTGAAGCTCCATGGCGTCGTCACTATGTTGATTGACCTGTTTAATGAAGTCTTCGGTGCTTATTTTATCCATAGTATTATTTTATAACCTTTTTTACGATAATTCCAACATAACTTCCGCCGGGACATCAACTATGCCATCTCCCTTTGCGTAAAAACTATCCTTGAACTCTTCTTCGTTTGGTACTCTATTCTGCCAACTCAATCTATTATCTACTGCAAATTTATCCCACTTCTCTTCTAGTAGTTTTTGATTACGTTTCCATGCTTCCTCATAATTTAATCTTTTAATATGATACATTGGTAAATTGTTATATTTGGGAAATTCTGGTACTGATGTGTGATACCCATGAACG